GGACAGTTTATAACAACATTACCTGCAGGGTCATCTGTAAATAGCTGTGAATTTTTTGTACCATCAGTTCTAACAGTTGCACATGGCATATCAAAAGTAGGTGGTAACATTCTTGTTACATGAGTAGTTAAAGGTAAATTTGTCTGGTTAGGTATTACAACATCAGGTATACGAGGTATTGATGCACTAGGTATTATGTTAATCTCTGGCATCTTTATCTACATCACCTATTAAAATCGTATAGCCATGTTCTCCAAACTTACCCTGTTCTATAATTTTAGGTTTTGTTATTTTACTATCTAAATCAATATGATATTTTTTTATTTCATTATCCAGTTCTAACTGTAGTTTTTTTATACGTAACCATGACACAAGTTTATCTATATAGTATTCAACTAATTTTTTTATAAAACCAAATATCACAAAGAAATAGAAGTTTTAGGTGTAAGTGAAGGTGGTGCTGTAAATTCTGGCATACCACTTTTTATTGCATCAGGTAAAACATTATCAATATTACCCATAATTTTATTTTTTAAATACTTTTCAAATTTTGGTGATGTTAACCACCTGTAACCTATAAATGTACCTACCAAGCTACTAGATATAAGTAGAAAAGAAAGTATACTAAGAATGTTTATAATTTTTTGCATGATAAAAGAAGCAATTTTAAAAGCTATTACGCATGGTCTAATTATATCAATGCTGATAATAATTCCAACTGTTACACCTCTATGGTTAATAACTTCATATATGACTACCAGGGTACACCAGAAGTCACAGTAGGTGTTTTTAATTCTGTTATCTGTGCTGCAATTCTTGTTTCAATAGCTGTTACCTCATCAGAACCGATTGCAGCTTTTGCCCATGCAATAGCATTTTCTTCTGTTATGTCTTTATAAGCGGTAAATGATTTGCTATCAGCTTCAGCAATTGCTACAGAACCATAAGCAGAACCAATATAATCTCCGTCTGAATCTTTAGCTGTCCAGTGAACAGTAGTAACTACATCAGATAAAGAACCTACAGTTTTTGTTGCATCTAAAGAAACAACATTCCATATAACAGCCATATCAATAAATGTTTAGTTAAATTTTACTTTGATTCTACAGTTTGTACAACATCACTTAGTTTTTCTAACTGTTTTAATGCACCTTGATCTTCCATGATTGGCTGCATTAATTTTTGTGCCTCTGCTTGTTTTTCTTGTATATCTTTTTGAAGCATCTGTAATTTTGCAATATTTAAATCAAGACGAGTTTTTGTTTCGTCATAAAGTTCTTGTGGTGTTGCCATAAAATTAATTCTAGTAATCTTATTATACTAACAAGCCATTAAAACACAAGGATAGGCCTTACTACCATCAGCATAGGTAGCTGTTGCATTTGTAGAAATAATTTTAGCAATAGTTGAACTTCTGATAATATCATCTGTCTGTGGTTTTGCTGTTCCATCACCCGCAGAAATCATTAAGTCACCTCTAGCAACAGTAGTTGACCCTGCAACCCTAATTACCATATCCCCTGTCATTGCAACATAGTAATCATTTACATAATAATCGTCATTTGCATCGTCCCATGTCCAAAATACCCCTGCAACATCTTTATCCCCTTCAGTATCAGAAATTTTTGTCATATTTAACTGTTGATTTTCTTCAGTATGTGCAGCTTTTTTTAAATCACCTACATCTTTACCCTCTGGAATGATCCCATCTGTTTTATCTTGTTCTGTATAAAGTTGATCTGGATAAGACCAAACACATAAATCATCTAAATTACTCATTACAGTTCCTTGATAAATAGTAGGTCTTGCTGATTTATCAGTTGTAGATATTCCTTTAATTTGTGACCATCTGCTTAAATGACCTCCATTAAAACTAACAGTTGAACCCGAAATTGAAATATTACCTTCTATTGTTCCCTGTCCTATGAATCTTATTAATTGGCCGTCACTTCCTTTAATTCCTACAACCAAAGGTATATCAGAATCCCTACATAAGGACAAAAAGCCTAAAGAACCTCGGCCAGAAATACCAACACTGTTATTATTTGCAGGGTCTAATATATCTTGGTTTCCATAGTGAAATGTAGTATCGTGATCTAGTCTAAATACTTGACTTAATGAACCACCTGATTCAAGACTAAATTTAAAGTCGCCTGTGTGCATTTCAATTTCACCGTCTCTATCTTGATAGTCGTGAAACATCATTCTCAATCTGACACCAGTTGTGTTTTCCATTCTGATACACTCATTTCCACCCCTTACAAGGTCGATAGTTGCACCTGGGCTAGTTACCCCAATTCCTAAATTTCCACCTGATGTGAACCTAGCTCTTTCATTACCACCAGAAGTTTGTATTGCTACAATGTTCGCTTCGCCTCTTATCGCAAAATCTGCTGAAGAAACTACAAAACCACCCATCAATGTAGAGCCATCTGATTGATAAAAACTATGTGTTGCAATATGATCTCCATTTCTACCTATAACAGCGATAGCTGAACCATCATTTTGTGCTTTAACTTGCAGCCTATGTGTTAATGACGTTGATGTAAAAGCTGACTGTCCACGAACAAGCACCCGCCCAATATCATCTATTCTATAAGCCTCAACATTATTACCACTTGAACTTGACGTTGAAAATGCCAAATAAGTACTTGCACCGACAGAGTCAGCAGAATACATTCTTACACCACCAACTACACCCGCACCCGCACCAGATGGGTCTGTTTTTTCAAATTCAAGACCACCTATTAATTGGTCAGCAACTAAACTGTTGTCGCTATTTTCTAAACGTATTATTGCTGTATCTGCTCCTGCTAAATGTAGTAATGTATCTGGACTTGACGTACTTATACCAACCCGATTATTACCCGCATCAAGAAAAAAAGCGTGTGTATTACTATCACTTTCTATCCTAAAATCTGTATCTGCTCCCGATTGGTTAAAAACTGTTGAAGTATTACTCAACATTAACCTTTCAGTACCACCTGTTGAGACTTCAAGTTGATTAGCACCACCTGAAAAAATTCCTGTGTCAAGATCATCTCTAAAAGCTAGTGCAGGGGTGCCTGCAGAGCCATCTTCAAGAGTTAAAGTTCCATCAAGTTGAAATAATTCAATCCATGCGTTGTTTGCAGAGTTTCTGATCTTTAGAACACCATTTGTAGTATCAGCCCACCACATATACGCTGCTGTGGTACTAGGGGCAGAAGAACTACTGTTATTTGTTAATATTGCCTGTAGTACGAGGTTTATATCAGCCCTAACGTTAGCTCCTGTGGAGTTATCTATTACATAATCGTGAGTAGCCATTACCTAATCCAATTTTTTATCTAAGTATATCTTAAATCAATACTAACTACCACGACCAAAACCAACAGCAGTATAACTAAATGTTTTATTCTGAACAGCGTTACCTGCATTAGTAAATTTAATTGTAAAACCAGTTCCAGAAATATTAGTAATCTCAAATTTATCTGTACCACCTAAATCATTAGCAGTAATACCAATACTAGGTAATTGTGTACCTGCTGCAACATCAGTACCACTAGCACCTGTAAAAAAGGCATGGTCAAAATTTACTGCAAGGCCAGAAGATGATGTGCCAGAAGTAAGATTAGATTTTTGTTCTGTTCTTCTATCTAATTCTGCTATATAACCTAATTGGTCTATTTCTATACTTTGTGCAGGGTCATCACTATCCATTTCACATCTAAATTTAAAACCCCTTCCTAAATGCGTACCATTAGCAAATGTATTAAATGTTTTACCTGTAAAATCACTATCTTGATAACTAGAACCATTAGAAGGTGCTGCAGTTGTAGTAGCAACTAATAATTTAGCATTAACATTAAATGCAGTAGCAGCATCAAAATCTGTCCATGTATCAATATTTGCTGATCTTTTATCTATTAAATCATTAGGATAAAAACCTTGTGTAACAAAATGTCTTGTTAATCTTAATGGGTGTGTAGAACCTAAATCTAATATATTAGCAAAATCATAAGACCCACCAGTTATATCAACAGCACCTAAAAAATCAAAATCAGCAATGGCATCAAAATCTGCTACATTATCCAATGTTTCTAATGAACCTAAAACTAAACCATTAACTTCATCACTAAAAAAACAATCTACTTTTGTACCTTGAAAGGGTGGACTATCTAAATCTTCTCTATCTGTAAATGTAAGTAGTTTAGGTTGCGGGTCTGGGTTAGTAACAACAACTGATGCCTCACCAGAACTTAACCTACCACCATCATCTCTAAATTTTAAAATATATTCACCATCAATAGCAGGCACAAGCGTTTCGCTAACAGAACCAGGCAATCTAGGGATTATGTCAACAGAATTCGTAAAAGTACCATTACCATTTGTTAAATTACTATGCCTTACAACTACGTTTCCACCATGTATAACATCAACATCTGTTGATTGATTGAAACGTAATCTTAATAATTGATCTGATACTGGTTCTACAAGTAAACCTGTTACATCAGCAGGTACAGCAGTTTTACCAACAGCATTAAAAGTTAATGTAGTAGGTTCTGCACTAGGTTCAAAAAATGCATTATAACTATAAACTTCTAATTCATAAGTACCTAATTCAGTATCAAATAATTCAAATATAGGACTCTGTACAATAGTTGTTTGAAAACTTCCATTATTAAATTTATGTTTTACAGAATATTGTGATACACCTGCTACAGGTTGCCATGAAACTATTAATTTACTTACTGCCCTATCACCTAAAACAATAATTCTTTCATCACCTACAATATTACTTGGTGCAGGTTTTAGTTCTACAAGATTTTTTATAACAGGTGTTGTAATTGTTGCACCATCTTCTATAAATGCATATTTAGCAGGGTTATGAAACATTGCAGATATTGTAAATGTATTATTATCTTCTTTAACTGATAACACTCTAAAATCTTCAGTTTCAGTTGTAGCCCTTACAAATAACCATACGCTATTAGCCTGTGGTGCAGAACTATATGCATTAGATACTGTTATAACAGAACCAGATATTGTAGATATGGTTTTAGTCTCAAGTGTACCATCTGTAAGAATTACTGATAATTCATCACCTGTAGATGGTGTTGTTGGTAAATCCTTTATATTATCTACTGTTATCTGTGTTGTTGTAGCTGCTGATATTCTGCCTGATCTCCTTAAACCACTACGCACAGGGTCTTGTACTGTAATAATATTTCCTGGTCTAATTAATGAACCCGCATCTGCTGTTGTTGTAAATGCAACTGTCTCCGTCTCATTATTCTGTGTGTAAAGATGCCATAAACCCATTCTTCTAGCCTGTGCCTGATCGCTACAACCTACTGCTTCAATATTTTTTACAACAACACCAAATTTTGTTTGATTTGCAGTAGTATCTTCTACTGTTTCATATTCGTATGTTCTAGTCTCATTCTGAAAATATTTGACATTTATAACTGTATCTCTTGTAGCTTTACTTGCATTATTATATATAAAACCATCTTCTGTAACATTGGCATAAGAGAAAAAATAAGAACTTGTAGTTGGTCTATCTTGCGTAAGTGTAATTTTGCCATCTTCTAAAAAAAGACTTGCCCTCATAATTGATGCAATTTTATCTAGTAAAGTATATGCCTGAGTACTTGTCTGTATAACGATATTGCAGCTAAATCTAGGGGAAGTGCCACCCTGACCATTGTTTATAAGTTCTGAATTGTAAACCGAAGCATTATAAAAAGAATATTTATCTACCTCATCTTCTGATACAAAATCACCAAAACCCGCCCTACTTTCAGTAATAATGTCATATAGAACCCATGCAGGGTCATTACACCATTCTTTAGCTGTTTTTAAAGTTCCATTAAAACTACCGCTAAATGATAAAGAACCATCTGATCTGACAGTTGAATTATGTGGTATTTTTACTAACCGGCCTCTAATACGATACATTCTTTGTGGTACTGATCTAAATATTTCAGCATCAAAACGTAAAGCAGCTACAGCAGTATTTGGATATGTAGGTTGTTCAAAAACTAATTCAGTAATAGATGTTAGTTCAAAAGCATCTGTTAATTTAACATCTGTACTATCGGCTGTCTCTCTTGTTACTGTTACTGTTAGTGGAAAATCAGAATTATTTATACCTGTACCAAAATCAATAATATGATCTTTAAAATATGGTGATGTACTTTTACCTGTTATTGTTGCACCTCGTATTTGTTTTGCTGTAAGAGTAGCAGTAGGACTAGATATTACCTCTTTTATAAGTGTATTAGCCTGATTTTTTACCTTTATATTATAGTTAACTGTTGTACCAGATATATTTCCATCATCTTGAATTTTTTGCACTCTAGGAAAACCAATAGTAACTCTTACACCATCAGTATTTGTATCTGTAATTGATACTACTTGTGGATTTGTTGTAGTTACAGTAACACCTATAGGTCTTTCTCTTTCTGTTTCTGCAATACCCCTAATTTTTGTTTGATCTGCTGTACCTACTTTTGGTATAAATGCAGGTCTTGTAGATACAGTACCGAAATTAAAATCATTGTCAGTAGGTGCAGTATCTGATGCTGATTGTTGTAGCACCTGTACATTATTTAAAAATACATCTTTTAAAGCTGTTCTATTATAATCATCAGTACCTAATGTATGACCTGCATCTATAGCTGATGGAAAACCTGCAATCTCACCTTCTGCAATTACATCTACACTTGTTACAAATTGACGAGAAGCAATCTCACCATCTTTTATTTCCGCATCATAATATTTAATATTTGTCTGACCTCTTACCGCAGCATAATCGTGACCCCTCCATCTGAAATCTGAATTATTACGTGGTAATGTCATTTTTAACCTCCGAAATATACAGGGGCAGTATCAGTACCAGAACTGACTACTATAGAGCCTGTGTAAACCTCTCCAAAAACTAAAGGTATGCAAACGCCACTTCTGCTAACGTTTTGTATCCCACTAAATGAATAATTAACCCTAGTATCTGTTTCGCTTAAACCATTGGGAGCATCACCTACTGTAGGTTGCTGTTGTGGAAAAAGCATATTTGTAACACCACTTACAGCCATTGATATACCAGTTGTTAATAGAACACTACCTAATGTTGCAACTATTGCTATAGAAGATGCAGCAGCAGCAGCACCGCCACCTATAAATGCTGCAGCAATCCAAAACCATGCACCAGACACAATAGGTATCATTCTTATCTCACCTTCACTATGTACTAATAAATCATCTTTTGTTTTTATAACATCATTATTTATAGTAATTCTGTACATATTTTGTTTTAGGTGTGGTTCTATTTCTGGATAATTACAAACTAGATATTTATATACATCTTTCATATTTTTAACATCTGCATAATTAACATGCCAACCAACTAACTCTGCTAACCTACCATATAGTTTTATTTTTCTAAGTCCTTTTTCTTCATCTGTTCTATCTCTATCTATGAATTTATCTTTTGTAAGCATTGGTTTATGTATTTCTGGTTTTAATTCAATACATTCATCATCTAAAGGGTTAAAAATAAACCATGATAAACCTAAAAAATTACAGTTTTTTATATCCTCTTCTGATGCATTTAAATCACCATTCGGGTGTGAATGACATATATATAGAACAGTTCCAGTTTCTTCTGCTTTAGCCCAATCTTCTGGGTCTATTGTAAAACTATTTGCACCTTCTATAGCTAT